GCCACTAAAAGAGTCCCTGTTGCAGCTGTGAATGTTGCATTTTCAAATATTTGTTTGTCTAGCTTGTCCGCGCTAGGTTTAACGCTTGCTAATCTGTAGTGAATGTATCCAGTAACTGGTGTTTTAAATCCAAACGCCAACGTACCACCCGCTGCAATTGTTGCTTTGTAAAATGCACTAAACAGCTTCTTGTCGTGTATATACGAGTGGTCATTGTCAATTTGTTTAAACGCTTGCGTTACAAAATCAAACACTTCCATAAATTTATCGTGTAGTATTTGGGATATACTCATGTTAGCCTCCGTTTGAAAAAAGGGATTTACCAAGCGGCAATCCCTTATGTTTTAAACTTTGAGTTCTGTCATCTGTGACATTTTACGTTTTGCTTTATTTGTTTCTTTTACCGAGCCGTTCCAGTTATCAGCAATTGATTGCGGCACTTTCAGTGTTTCATCTACCCCTAAAATAAATTGATTCCCATTGATACAAACAATGCGATGGTTTACTGGGTTTTGATCGTCATATGGGATTGTCATTTCAACAAGTTCCTCACCAACAAATGTAATGTTGTCCGCGTCTACTGTGAATTTTCCCCATTTATGTGTGTCTTTAGTAATCTTCATTGAATCCTCCTGCTCTATGGCAATTTGTTTTATTTCAACTTTTGTATTTTCAACTTTAGATGTACGTTTTTGTGGTGGTTTAGTGCTTTTAGGTCTGGGCATATATTACCTCTTTCTTAAAGAAGGGGGGGATTTCTCCCCCATTAAATTATACGTTCAATACTTCGAGTCTAAGGATTTTAAGTTCTTGAAGTCTTAACGCTGTAAATGTTGACTTCCAAGCAACCGTTGAGTAAAGTTCCATAGGGTTTTCAGTAGAACCGTTTGTGAATACCATGATGTCTGGCTTAGACGAACCAGCAACGTCAGGAATACCAAACGCGTCTTGACCGATAATCAAGATTGATTTACCTGCAAGGTTTCCACCTGCGCCACCGTTAGCGAATGTTGCAGCTGTGTTAGCTTCAATGAAATAGATGCCGTACATTTGACCGATAATTCCCGCTTCTCTGTTCTTAATATCAACGTAAGTGTTTTGATCTTTCCACTCTTGAAGGTTAAAGATAGTTGTTGCAGTATCAGGGTGAACGAACGCGATATAACCCATGTTGCCATTAGGTAATTTCATCATCTTGACATTGTTCTTCTTCATTGTTGCACGTGCTTTTTGAATTTCAGCAGTAGTTAAAACGTCACCAGCTGCAAGTAATGCTCTTGTAGCTTTAGAGTTAGCAAACTGTGCGTTTGTACCTGCAAGCAAGATGTCACGAATAACGATATCCATTGAAAGACCAGCATGCTCACCAAACATACTTGATACTTCTGTAATCAATGGGTCAAGACCTGTCATATCTAAAAGGTCTGTGATCTTAGTCCATGTACCGAATTGTTGAACAGTGGCCGATACTTTGTTGACCGTTAAGTCAATACCATCTGGTGTGATGCCTTCTGTTACAGCAGTAGTTGTTACTGTTGGCATTTCTAAGATTCTGAATGAAGTTGTAGCACCTGCATTTTTAGGGATCGGTTGTTTTTTACCGTAAGGCATATAGACAACTTGATTGTAAAGTGCATCTAACAGCGTGCGTTGATAAAATTCAGCGTTCTCATTTGTCAATCTGTTATTACCTGCGTCCGATGGAGTGGTATAGGTTTGTAATTTAGTAGCCATAGTTTAATCTCCTTATTTTCGCCTCCCCATTAAAACATCTTCTTTCAGTTTATTGAAATCGTCTGCTGACATGGTGGAGTATGAGTCTGTATGTTCCGTTCCTGCGCTTTGGTCTAGTGCGCCGGGTGACGAACCTTTGAGGGATAGTGTTTTTTCTAATGTGTCTTGTCTGACTTTCTCAGCTTCTTTTTTAATCAATTCGCCTTTGTTAGCCAAGAAATATGCTTCGGATAACGTTTTGCCACTCTCGATATGTTTTATGATTTTATCTGCGTTATCAAGACTAGCAATATCATCTAAAGTATTAACTTGAACATCAAGATCAAGTTCTTTGAGTTCTGCATTGAGTTCTTTTAACTGGTTTTGCGTGTAGATTTCAGTTTTCATCTTGCTTAACTCTTGATACTCTGGGTCGTTTTCCCTTAGTGCTTTGTAGATTTCTTTTGGGTCAACTTCTTCATTTCTCATTTGTTCAAGCATTTCAGCTTGTTTTTGTTCTATGATCGCCTTTTCGTAATCTGCTTTAGTATGGATTCCGTATTTTTCGCCGTACATTTGAGAATATTCTTTGTCGATTGCTTCTTGCTTCTCTCTTTCATACTTCAAACGGATTTCTTTAAACTTGGCATTTTCTTCTGGCGATTGTTCTACTTCGGTTTTGCTTGCTGTATCGGGCGCGACTTCCGACTTTACGCTTTCAGTTTGTTCAACCTCTATAGTTTCTTGAGGGGTTACGACTTCCTCAACTTCTGCGTTTACAGAATTTAAATTCTCCATGTGTTTCTCCTTTCCCTCTTGGGGATAATATAAAAACGCCTTGAAATTAATCAAGACGCTTTGAGCGTTCAGTTATTCTATTGTTTTAATATCCTTAACCTTTACATTGTCCTCACTTCGACAATGGTGTTGCGTTTCAATCTCAACTTTGCCGTGTACAATATCGGCTTGATCGGAGTATTTGAAAAGCAACTTGTTACACTTGGGGCATCTGTGTTCTTTCATGAGTACCTCTTATCTTTTTATACTTATATTTTACCACAATTGTCGCAATATTACAAACATTTAATCTACTTCGTTTGCACATTGTTCGGGTTTTTTAAGTCCCTTCCCGAATACATATCACACTTTGGATTAGCACACGCCCACTCGTTGTCTTTTATCCGGATCATACGCTGACCACACTTAGCACATTTCATTATAAACCCTCCATTAACTGCGGATTTTCCATAAGATATTGTTGTTCCTCTGGTGTTAACTGACTCATGATATCCTGTGGATTATCTTGTGAAATTTGTGGATTGTTTTGAGAGTTCTTGATTTCTTCCTCTTGTTCTTCAAAATCAGATTTCATATCCTGCGGTACAAGGTTATTAGGCGCGTACTTAACATATTCGTATTTAGTCAGATCGCCCTTTTGATACATTGACTCAACTACTGTTAATTGTAACGATTCAGAGAAGTCACCACCTGGGCCAACATCGACAGATAATCCAAACTATACATCTGCATAATCGCTTGGTGTGATTGACTTAGAAGTCTTTTTACCTTTTCTGTCCTCTTTGACAATGCTTCTAGGTAGAATATAGTAAGCCTTGAACATCTGTTCCCATATCTTGCCGATACGTTTATTAAATCCGAGTAATTGTTTCTCTGCGTAATCGTTCGATTTCTTAGCTTGGTTTTGAAGTGCAAGTACAGCCGCCGCCGCCATGTTCGCCCCGATTGCTTCACCGCTGATTGTTTGGTCACTTCCTGTTGTTTGTCTTAAAGCCGCTGTCAAGTTGTCAATCAAGTTTTGAGGTTGTCCGCTAAATGATGGAATCTGTAGATATTTAATCGGATCACCTGCGCCAGTCTTGTCATGATCTGTTATGACCTCGCCAGGAACATTTGTAATCGCTTGGAGTAAAGCCCCAGCCTTTGCGATAATCTTTGGCCATGATGCTTGTTGCACCCCATACGCTATCATTGAATAAAGAAAGTTAATTCCCTTCTGTACGCTGATTGCGTCTTCTAAAGCACTTCTACCGAATGAACACTTTTTGCGTGTTTCAAATACTAAAATAGATATAGGGTAGCTTGTAATCTTTTGTTTAGATGGTGATAGTTTTTTAACCTTCTGTACAGTCGCACCAGCGGTTGTTTTGATCCAGTGTACTTCGCCTTTATCCATATAGTACATCGTATAGCATACGGTCTTGTTGGACTGTTCAACGTCATTCTTTCCACTGTCGTATTCTTCGTCATTGTCAACATCTGGTGTGATGAAAAGATAACCCTCGCCGTTCTTTTTAGCGTACTCTTTGACCTGTTCGGTGTCCTCGTAAGTCTTTACGATGATAAACGGTTGTTTATCGAGTTCATACGGTTTAAGTAGTGGATTTCCTAGTA